GCTGGATGATGTTGTCTTCGTCGGGGATGCTGGGGTGAGGGGGATATGAACCGTGTTCTGTGTGTGGTGATTATTGTCCTGCTGGTAGCCTGTGGTGCGCTTGGTCTGGGGCTGAATCATTACCGCGATAACGCCATCACCTACAAAGCGCAGCGCGATAAAAAAGTCAGAGAGCTGGAGCTGGCGAACGCGACAATTACTGATATGCAGATACGCCAGCGTGATGTCGCTGCACTTGATGCCAGATACTCGAGGGAATTAGCCGATGCGAGAGCTGAAAATGAAACTCTGCGTGCTGATGTTGCCGCTGGTCGTAAGCGCCTGCGGATCAACGCCACCTGCTCCGGTACCGTGCGTGAAGCCACCGGCACCTCCGGCGTGGATAATGCAACCGGCCCCCGACTGGCAGACACAGTTGAACGGGATTATTTCACTCTCAGAGAGCGGTTGATGATGATGCAGAAGCAGCTGGAAGGGGCGCAGGAATATATCCGCACTCAGTGTATTAACTAGTATTTTTGTTATCCGGAGAATGCATGAAGAAATTACTGGTAACCGTAAAGCCTTTTCAGGGAACAATTCTGTTCCGTATTTTGCAGCGTGGTCGTGTTCTTGTTGAAGGTTCGTTCAGTGGTAAATGTACGCAATTACACTCCCGGATCTTTCAGGTGAATGCCACGAATGAAGAGCTAACCGTTGAGTGTACGATGAATGCCGCTAAATGCCGCATGGTATCGGCTGCATTACAGCCAGTGTGTTGAGCGACCTTATTATCCATGCGCGGTATTGTCGCCGTATTTCCGCATTAACAGAGACTGCAGCCCGACAGGGAGACTCCTCTGCGCGAGTGTGCGGGGATAATCAAAAACGATACACACCGGGGTTTACTGCGTTAACGGAGCGCGGCGTTGTCCCCTCATAGTCGCCTGGCCGGTGCGATGGTGGAAGAAACCGGAAATTTATTCAATAAAAAAACCTGCCGGGTTGTTACGGCAGGTTATGGCACATGCAGAAGAGAATGTTGTTGTTATGACGAATTTTTTATCAGATTTTAATGCAAGTATTCAATTCGAAATAACCGAGCCTGAATTACAATATATGTTATGAATTATTCTCTTATTTTTTGAGCCATTCAACAAGACTGGCATGGAGCCGTTACCCGATCTCCATAAAGGAATAACAGGAAATATCTTATTATTAAGCATTTCTGAATAATAAATGAGGTCGCTGGATTAATATATTGTCTTTTTAACTGGAGTTGCGGTAGTTTTGCCCGATGTTTTTTGATGACTTATTATTTATTCTTATGCAATATGCGATTTTAAGTATGTTAAGTCTTTATCGGATTGTTTATGTAAGCACGATGGTTAAATTTTATGATTCTCTGCCGTCTGACATGGATTGAATTTGCTCATTATTTGACTGGGTGAATACATCATAAAACGAAAACGGGGCAACTGCACTCGCAGGCTCTTTGTCAGTGTCGCTGGTGTGTTTTGGGGCTGATAACGATGAAGACCTCTCCCGGAGGAGATTCAGACATACCTGCACAAAGCCTGAATTGAAAAGCAACAGTTATAATGTGCAGTGCGGTGGGGATGAAAAATATGTGAGCATAATCAAAAAAACTGCTGTGTTGGAGCACAGCAGTAAAGGTACTGATAAGGGTAGAAGATTATTATTGTTATTCTTTTTTATTTTATATGACGGATGATTTCAATTCGGAATAAATACGACTAATAACTGCGACTTTTTGTAAATTCAGCAATATAAAGAAATGGTTATATGAACAGTTATCACAGAGCAGACGGTGTATCATTCTTTGTTACAGTTAACTGACGGGCACATTTTATGTCTGCTGCCAGCCTCCGGCGACAGGCTTCAATAACCCATGCCGAAAAGTTGCCGGAGCCTTTATGCTCAAGGGCGATATTGATCTGCTCAATCATGTGATTGGGAAAACGGATGTTACGGGTTGTTGTTTTGCTGGTTTTGTTCTTCGATGACATTGTCTTTTTCCATATTCACTGCAGTGTTCTGTATTGTCCAAAGATGTTTTTACTTAAATTTGATGCAGATCAATTAATGCATTGAGACCGAACTCATTATTTGTCCTCTTTCATGGTGAACTTGTCGGTTGAGATAACTTTTATTTAATTGATAATTATTATCATTTTCGGGTCCTTTCTGGCGATCCGGCCTGTTACGGGGCGGCGACCTCGCGGGTTTTCGCTATTTATGAAAATTTTCCGGGATCCATGTCCGGTTTCTCTTCAAGTTAACTATATGAAAAATATAAAAACAGGTTTTCTGTGAACCGGACATGAACAAAAATAGACATGTAAGCCGGACATGACCGGTTTTGTTGTGATTGTGAGGTGAGAGTTTTTGCGAGGTGAGGAGTGGCTACGCAGACTGAAGTTGCCAGGCATTTAAGTCTGACCGATCGCCAGCTTCGCAGATTGCAGAAATTGCCGGGTGCCCCGATATCGAATAAGAGAGGGCAACTGGATCTGGATGCCTGGCGCGATTTTTACATATCGTATCTGAGGAGAAGTAAAAACGATGTGCCTGATGGCGATAGCGAAGACGACTATGAGGAGAAATTGCTTATTGCCAGATGGGAACTGACAGCAGAACAGGCTGTTACACAGCAGTTAAAAAATGAGGTGTCAAAAGGAAAACTTATTGACACCGGGTTCTGTATTTTTGCCCTCAGTAAGCTGGCAATGGCGTTATCCAGTACGCTTGATTCCATCCCTTTATCCATGCAGCGACAGTTTCCTGATTTAACACCGCGCCATCTTGACCATCTGAAAACCCTTATTGCGAAGGGGGCAAATCAGTGTGCGCGGGCGGGGGATAAATTACCGGATTTACTCGATGAATATATCAGAGCAACAACTGAATAATATGATGAGCGCTGTCACAACAGCATTACAGCCCCTGATAAGGGCATTGCCGGTGACGCCAGTTGAATGGGCTGATCAAAATTATTATCTGCCTAAAGAATCTTCATATGGTGAGGGAGAATGGAAAACGCTGCCATTCCAGATCGCCATCATGAACAGCATGGGGAATGATCAGATCCGCACTGTTAATCTGATTAAATCTGCCCGTGTTGGCTATACAAAGATGTTGCTGGGGGTGGTCGGGTATTTTATTGAGCATAAATCCCGAAACAGTCTGCTTTTTCAGCCTACGGATTCTGCCGCTGAAGATTTTATGAAGTCTCACGTGGAGGCGACGATTCGGGACGTGCCATGCCTGAAAGACCTTTCCCCATGGCTGGGTCGTAAACATCGTGACAATACTCTCACGCTGAAACGCTTTTCATCGGGTGTGGGCTTCTGGTGCCTGGGCGGCGCTGCCGCCAAAAACTACCGTGAAAAATCCGTGGACGTGGTCTGCTATGACGAACTTTCCTCGTTCGAGCCGGATGTCGAAAAAGAGGGCTCGCCAACCCTGCTGGGGGATAAGCGTATTGAGGGCTCTGTATGGCCAAAATCCATTCGCGGCTCGACGCCTAAAATCAAAGGCACCTGTCAGATCGAAAAAGCCGCTAACGAGTCGGCACATTTCATGCGTTTTTATGTGCCCTGCCCGCACTGTGGGGAGGCGCAGTATCTGAAATTTGGCGATGAATCCACGCCTTTTGGCCTTAAATGGGAGAAGGACAGCCCCGAAAGCGTTTTCTACCTCTGTGAACATTATGGCTGCGTGATCCATCAGTCTGAGCTTGACCAGAGCAACGGGCGGTGGATCTGTGAAAACACGGGCATGTGGACCCGTGACGGCCTGATGTTTTTCTGCGCCCGGGGTGATGAAATTCCGCCGCCGCGCTCCATCACTTTCCATATCTGGACGGCGTACAGTCCGTTCACCACCTGGGTACAGATAGTCTATGACTGGCTGGATGCACTGAAAGATCCCAACGGCCTGAAAACCTTTGTGAACACCACGCTGGGCGAGACCTGGGAAGAGGCCGTGGGCGAAAAACTCGATCACCAGGTACTGATGGATAAGGTTGTGCGTTACACGGCGGCGGTGCCTGCCCGGGTGGTTTATCTGACGGCGGGCATTGACTCGCAGCGAAACCGTTTTGAGATGTATGTCTGGGGATGGGCTCCGGGAGAGGAAGCCTTTCTGGTGGATAAAATCATCATTATGGGGCGTCCCGATGAGGAAGAGACGCTGTTACGTGTGGATGCGGCGATCAACAAAAAATACCGCCATGCAGACGGAACCGAAATGACCATTTCCCGTGTCTGCTGGGACACCGGGGGGATCGATGGCGAAATCGTTTATCAGAGGTCAAAAAAACACGGTGTTTTCCGGGTGCTGCCGGTAAAAGGCGCATCTGTCTATGGCAAGCCGGTGATCACCATGCCAAAAACCCGCAATCAGCGGGGCGTGTATCTGTGTGAAGTGGGGACGGACACCGCAAAAGAAATTCTCTATGCCCGTATGAACGCTGAACCCACGCCTGCGGATGAAGCCACGTCGTATGCCATCCGTTTTCCTGATGATCCGGAGATTTTTTCGCAGACAGAAGCGCAGCAACTGGTCGCGGAAGAGCTTGTGGAGAAGTGGGAAAAAGGAAAGATGCGTCTGCTGTGGGATAACAAAAAGCGGCGTAACGAAGCGCTGGACTGTCTGGTGTATGCCTACGCGGCATTACGTGTGTCCGTGCAACGCTGGCAGCTTGATCTGGCTGTACTGGCAAAATCCCGGGAAGAAGAGACGACCCGGCCAACCCTTAAAGAACTGGCAGCGAAGCTGTCCGGAGGAGTGAATGGTTACAGTCGCTGAACTGCAGGCGCTGCGTCAGGCGCGCCTTGATTTATTAACCGGTAAACGGGTGGTGTCTGTCCAGAAAGATGGTCGCAGAATTGAATATACGGCAGCTTCTCTGGATGAGCTTAACCGGGCGATCAATGATGCGGAGTCGGTACTGGGGACAACCCGACGTCGCCGTCGTCCGCTGGGAGTGAGGTTATGAAACGAACGCCTGTCCTGATTGATGTGAACGGCGTTCCGCTTCGTGAGAGTCTCAGCTACAACGGGGGCGGCGCAGGATTTGGCGGGCAAATGGCTGAGTGGTTGCCACCGGCGCAGAGTGCCGATGCGGCCCTGCTGCCCGCGTTGCGTCTGGGGAATGCCCGGGCAGATGATCTGGTGCGCAATAACGGAATAGCGGCTAATGCGGTGGCTCTGCATAAGGATCACATTGTCGGGCATATGTTTCTGATCAGCTACCGTCCGAACTGGCGCTGGCTGGGGATGCGGGAGACCGCAGCAAAAAGCTTTGTCGATGAGGTGGAGGCGGCCTGGTCGGAATACGCCGAAGGGATGTCTGGCGAGATCGACGTGGAAGGAAAACGCACGTTCACGGAATTTATCCGTGAAGGTGTGGGCGTTCATGCGTTTAACGGCGAAATCTTTGTGCAGCCGGTCTGGGATACGGAAACCACGCAGTTATTCCGTACGCGTTTTAAAGCCGTGAGTCCGAAACGGGTGGACACGCCTGGACACGGTATGGGGAACCGTTTTCTGCGGGCTGGTGTGGAGGTCGATCGATATGGCCGTGCCGTCGCGTACCATATCTGTGAGGATGATTTTCCGTTCTCTGGTAGTGGACGATGGGAACGGATCCCGCGTGAACTTCCCACCGGGCGTCCGGCCATGCTGCATATTTTCGAGCCGGTGGAGGACGGGCAGACCCGTGGGGCTAATCAGTTTTACAGCGTCATGGAACGGCTGAAGATGCTCGATTCCCTGCAGGCAACACAGCTTCAGTCGGCCATAGTGAAGGCGATGTATGCAGCGACGATTGAAAGTGAACTTGATACCGAAAAGGCCTTTGAATATATCGCCGGCGCGCCACAGGAGCAGAAGGATAATCCGCTTATTAATATTCTGGAGAAGTTCTCCAGCTGGTATGACACGAATCACGTGACACTGGGCGGTGTCAAAATTCCGCACCTTTTCCCTGGTGATGATCTGAAACTACAGACTGCGCAGGATTCAGACAATGGATTTTCTGCGCTTGAACAGGCGCTTCTGCGGTATATCGCCGCCGGTCTTGGCGTTTCCTACGAACAGTTGTCCCGTGATTACTCGAAGGTCAGTTACTCAAGTGCCCGCGCCTCCGCCAATGAGTCGTGGCGCTATTTTATGGGGCGGCGAAAATTTATTGCGGCCCGGCTGGCCACGCAGATGTTTTCCTGCTGGCTGGAAGAGGCACTTCTTCGGGGGATTATTCGTCCGCCACGGGCACGTTTTGATTTTTATCAGGCGCGATCAGCCTGGTCACGGGCAGAGTGGATTGGTGCCGGAAGAATGGCCATTGACGGGCTCAAGGAAGTCCAGGAATCGGTGATGCGCATTGAGGCCGGACTGAGCACGTATGAGAAAGAGCTGGCGCTGATGGGCGAGGATTATCAGGACATTTTCCGCCAGCAGGTCAGGGAATCTGCAGAGCGGCAAAAAGCCGGACTCTCACGTCCGGTGTGGATAGCGCAGGCGTATCAGCAGCAGATAGCGGAGAGTCGCAGGCCGGAAGAGGAGACAACACCACGTGAGACGTAATCTTTCACACATTATTGCCGCAGCATTCAATGAACCGCTGCTTCTGGAGCCCGCCTATGCGCGGGTTTTCTTTTGCGCGCTCGGGCGCGAGATGGGGGCAGCAAGTCTTTCGGTACCACAACAGCAGGTACAGCTTGATGCTCCCGGAATGCTGGCTGAAACGGACGAGTACATGGCCGGAGGTAAACGACCGGCCCGTGTTTACCGGGTGGTGAACGGTATTGCTGTACTGCCGGTGACCGGCACGCTGGTGCACAGGCTGGGTGGTATGCGGCCATTTTCCGGAATGACAGGCTATGATGGCATTGTCGCCTGTCTTCAGCAGGCAATGGCGGATAGCCAGGTGCGGGGCGTACTGCTGGACATTGACAGTCCGGGCGGGCAGGCCGCCGGCGCGTTTGACTGCGCTGACATGATTTATCGCCTCCGCCAGCAGAAGCCGGTCTGGGCACTGTGCAATGACACGGCCTGTTCTGCAGCCATGCTGCTGGCGTCGGCCTGCTCCCGACGGCTGGTTACCCAGACATCCCGTATCGGCTCCATTGGCGTGATGATGAGCCATGTCAGCTATGCCGGGCATCTGGCACAGGCCGGTGTGGATATCACGCTGATTTACTCAGGGGCGCATAAGGTGGATGGCAATCAGTTTGAAGCCTTACCGGCAGAGGTTCGCCAGGACATGCAGAAGCGCATTGATGCGGCGCACCGGATGTTTGCCGAAAAAGTGGCGATGTATACCGGGTTGTCTGTGGATGCGGTCACGGGAACAGAGGCCGCCGTTTTTGAAGGTCAGTCCGGCATTGAGGCCGGGCTGGCGGATGAATTAATCAATGCGTCGGATGCCATCAGTGTGATGGCAACGGCGCTGAACACACATGATACAGGAGGCACTATGCCGCAATTAACTGCAACGGAAGCCGCCGTGCAGGAGAACCAGCGAGTAATGGGGATCCTGACATGCCAGGAAGCGAAAGGACGTGAACAGCTTGCCACGATGCTGGCAGGACAACAGGGCATGAGCGTTGAACAGGCCCGGGCGATTCTGGCCGCGGCGGCACCGCAGCAGCCGGTGGCATCCACGCAGAGTGAAGCCGATCGCATTATGGCGTGTGAAGAGGCGAAAGGTCGTGAACAACTGGCGGCAACGCTGGCGGCGATGCCGGAGATGACGGTGGAAAAAGCCCGCCCTGTCCTGGCTGCTTCACCGCAGGCGGATGCCGGACCCTCACTCCGTGATCAGATCATGGCACTGGATGAGGCAAAAGGGGCTGAGGCGCAGGCTGAACAGCTGGCTGCCTGCCCGGGAATGACCGTGGAGAGCGCCCGGGCTGTGCTGGCTGCGGGATCAGGTAAGGCAGAGCCGGTCTCTGCATCCACAACCGCCATGTTTGAACATTTCATGGCGAACCATTCACCGGCAGCGGTACAGGGTGGCGTGCCACAGACGTCAGCAGACGGTGATGCGGACGTGAAAATGCTCATGGCCATGCCATGAAGTCAGTGCTGACCATCAACAGGAGGTTTTTACAATATGGTAACGAAAACCATCACTGAACAGCGTGCGGAAGTACGTATTTTTGCAGGTAATGATCCGGCTCACACCGCCACAGGCAGCAGCGGGATTTCCTCGGCAACACCGGCACTGACGCCCCTGATGCTGGATGAAGCCAGCGGGAAACTGGTGGTCTGGGACGGACAGAAAGCCGGTAGTGCGGTTGGCATACTGGTACTGCCGCTTGAAGGCACAGAGACGGTACTGACCTATTACAAGTCGGGGACCTTTGCGACGGAGGCAATCCGCTGGCCTGAAAGTGTGGATGAACACAAAAAGGCAAATGCCTTTGCCGGCAGTGCCCTGAGTCACGCGGCGCTGCCGTAACACGTTATCAGGCCACCGCGGTGGCCTGACTGATTTCTGAATGAAAGGAACTGATTTATGGGATTGTTTACGACCCGCCAGTTGCTCGGTTATACCGAACAAAAAGTGAAATATCGTGCGCTGTTTCTGGAGCTGTTTTTCCGCCGTACGGTGAATTTCCATACCGAAGAGGTGATGCTGGACAAAATTACCGGAAAAACGCCGGTGGCGGCCTATGTTTCCCCGGTTGTTGAAGGAAAAGTGCTGCGTCATCGTGGTGGTGAAACCCGCGTGTTACGTCCGGGCTACGTCAAGCCGAAACACGAATTTAATTACCAGCAGGCGGTTGAGCGTCTTCCCGGTGAAGATCCGGCTCAGCTGAACGACCCGGCCTACCGTCGTCTGCGTATCATCACAGATAACCTCAAACAGGAAGAGCACGCCATTGTCCAGGTGGAAGAAATGCAGGCGGTGAATGCCGTGCTGTATGGCAAATACACCATGGAAGGAGACCAGTTCGAGAAAATTGAGGTTGATTTTGGACGCTCTGAAGGAAATAACATTGAGCAGGCCGACGGTAAAAAATGGTCTGAGCAGGACCGTGATACGTTTGATCCGACGCATGATATTGACCTTTACTGCGATCAGGCCAGCGGTCTTGTGAATATTGCCATTATGGACGGTACTGTCTGGCGTCTGCTGAATGGCTTTAAGCTTTTCCGCGAAAAACTGGATACCCGTCGCGGCTCAAATTCACAACTCGAAACGGCAGTGAAAGACCTGGGGGCTGTGGTGTCTTTCAAAGGGTATTACGGTGATCTGGCCATTGTGGTGGCAAAAACGTCTTATGTGGCAGAAGACGGTACCGAAAAACGTTATCTGCCGGAGGGTACACTGGTCCTGGGGAATACGGCAGCAGAGGGCATTCGTTGCTATGGTGCCATTCAGGATGCACAGGCGTTGTCCGAAGGTGTGGTGGCCTCTTCCCGTTATCCGAAACACTGGCTGACCGTGGGCGATCCGGCCCGTGAATTTACCATGACGCAGTCCGCACCGCTGATGGTGCTGCCGGATCCGGATGAGTTTGTGGTGGTGCAGGTGAAATAATCCGTGAGCGGGGGCGAAATGCCCCCGTGTCTTTTTTCACAGGGGGCTGATATGGCAACAAAAGAAGAAAATCTGAATCGTCTTCGTCAACTGGCTGGCCTGCTGGGGCGCGAGGCGGATATATCGGGGAGTGCTGCGGATATTGCGCAACGTGTGTCTGAGTGGGAAGAGGAGCTTGCTGCTTCCCGGGAGGGCATTATGCCTGGTGATGAGAGCGGGCCTGAGCAAAATCACACAGACGATGGTGAGCAGTTGCACAACACTGATGCTACGGATGATGTTAAAGCGGTTCGTGTGCGGAAATGCCTGCATGTGATGGGGTATTGCCCGGAGACAGGCCGTCCCGTTGAACTGACGTACCGGGGCATGCGTGTTCTGGTGCCATCACCACTGGCGACAGCCATGATACAGCACGGAACGGCTGAGCATGCGTGATTTTCAGAATGCCTTTGATGCTGCCCTTGCCGGGGTGGACAGCACGATTATTGAAGTGATGGGGCTCTGTGCGCAGTTCACCTCGGGGGCACAGTGTGGCAGCGAAGTTCAGGGGGTTTTTGACGATCCGGAGTCGCTGGGGTTTGCCGGTAGCGGGGTCCGTATTGAAGGAAGCTGCCCGTCATTATTTGTACGGACGGATACGGTTCGTGCTGTGCGGCGTGGTGACACGCTGACCATTAATGGTGAGACATTCTGGGTGGATCGTGTTTCTCCGGATGACGGGGGCAGTTGTTATCTCTGGCTCAACCGTGGGCAACCACCGGCAGTTAACCGGCGACGATAAACGCAGGGTGAATTATGGCGATAAAAGGGCTTGATCAGGCGATTGAAAATCTGAGCCGGGTTCGTAAAAACGCCATTCCGGCGGCTTCAGCAATGGCCATTAACCGCGTGGCCACAACGGCGATTAATCAGTCTTCGTCACAGGTTGCCCGGGAGACCAGGGTGAGCCGGAAACTGGTAAAGGAACGGTCCAGACTGAAACGGGCCACGGTCAGAAATCCGAATGCCAAAATTATCGTTAAACGCGGTGATCTCCCGGTGATTAAGCTGGGGATCAGGATGCTGGGCCGTCGTCCGAACAGCATACTCAAAGCCGGTCAGCATCGTTATCAGCGGGCATTTATTCAGCGATTAAAAAATGGTCGCTGGCATGTAATGCAGCGTGTGGCCGGGAAAAACCGTTACCCCATTGATGTGGTGAAAATCCCGATGGCGGCCCCACTGAAACAGGCGTTTGATGAAAACGTTGACCGTATCCGGCGTGAACGCCTGCCCGGAGAACTGGCATATGCGCTGAAACAACAACTGAGGATTGCGATAAAACGATGAAACATACTGATATCCGTGCTGCAGTGCTGGATGCACTGGAGCAGCATGAACACGGGGCGACGCTGTTTGATGGTCGCCCCGTTGTTTTTGACGAAGAGGATTTTCCCGCGGTCGCGGTTTATCTGACGGATGCAGAGTATACCGGTGAAGAGCTGGATGCAGATACCTGGCGGGCCACACTGCATATTGAGGTGTTTTTACCGGCACAGGTACCGGATTCAGAGCTTGATCAGTGGATGGAAAGCCGGATTTACCCGGCGATGGCGGCGATCCCTGCACTGGCAGGCATGATTACCACGATGGTTACGCAGGGCTATGACTATCGTCGTGATGACGATATGGCATTGTGGAGTTCTGCAGATCTGACTTATTCCATTACATACGAGATGTGAGGACGATATGGCAACACCAAATCCCCTGGCGCCGGTAAAAGGTGCCGGTACCACACTGTGGGTTTACACCGGCACGGGTGATGCTTATGCAAACCCGTTGTCAGACGATGACTGGCAGCGACTGGCTAAGGTGAAGGATCTGACACCCGGCGAGATGACGGCAGAATCCTACGATGATAACTACCTGGATGATGAAGACGCGGACTGGACCGCGACCGGGCAGGGACAGAAATCTGCGGGTGATACCAGTTTTACGCTGGCCTGGAAACCGGGAGAGGAAGGCCAGAAAGGGCTTATAGGCTGGTTTGAAAGCGGCGATGTCCGGGCCTATAAAATCCGTTTTCCGAATGGCACGGTGGATGTGTTTCGTGGCTGGGTCAGCAGTATCGGTAAGGCCGTGACGGCGAAAGAAGTGATCACCCGAACAGTGAAAGTTACCAACGTGGGCAAACCCTCCGTGGCGGAAGAACGCAGCGAAATTACGCCGGTCACTGCAATTAAGGTGACGCCGACATCCGGTACCGTGGAAAAAGGGAAAGCAACCACCCTGACTGTTTCTTTTGAGCCGGAAAGTGCAACCGACAAGACGTTCAGAGCGGTTTCCGCCGATCCGTCAACGGGAACCATTGCTGTGAAAGATATGGTGATCACTGTGACGGGGGTTAAGGCTGGAAAAGTGAGTATCCCCGTGATTTCCGGTAATGGTCAGTTTGCCACGGTAGCTGAAGTCACCGTTACTGAAGCGGGCGCTGCAGGGTAAACGGAGGTTATACATGTTTCTGAAAACAGAACAATTTGAATATAACGGTGTGTCCGTCACGCTTTCTGAACTGTCTGCGCTGCAGCGTATCGAGCATCTTGCCCTCCTGAAACGGCGGGCAGAAGAGTCTGAAGCCAGCGGCAACCTGCAGGTGAGCGTGGAAGACATTGTCAGAACCGGGGCGTTTCTGGTGGCGATGTCCCTGTGGCATAACCATCCGCAGAAAACGGAGTCACCGTCAATGAATGAGGCTGTGATGCAGATTGAGCAGGAAGTCCTGACCACCTGGCCTGCTGATGCCATTGCCCGGGCGGAAGACGTGGTGTTGCATCTGTCCGGGATGAGTGAGCCTGTTCATGTGGATACGGATATCACCGAAGTGGCGAAAAATAATGCGCTTACTGATGATGATTTTTCTGCGGGAAAGTCTTCGACGGCGAGCTGAATTTTGCCCTCAGACTGGCGCGTGAGATGGGGAGGCCTGACTGGCGCGCCATGCTTGCCGGGATGACATCCACCGAATATGCCGACTGGCACCGTTTTTACCGCACGCATTATTTTCACGATACCCAACTGGATATG